ACGGGTACCCGGGCGACGCAGTCTATCGGAAGACTGGCGCGCCGAGTGAGGGGTTGTGGGCTCTTTTATTGAGCTCGGAGAGCGGAAGCGCGCGAACAGAAGCGAGAAGCGAACTGATTGGTTAGTTCAAATAAGGTACAGGGTCATTTTCAGGTCCTTGGGGCACCCTGGAAACATCTGATGATTCACTAGAAACTGCTGAGGGCTGGACCGCATCTGGGGACCATCTGTTCTTGGCCCCGAGCCGGGGCAGGAACTGCTTACCACAGATATCCTGTTTGGCCCATCACTCAGCTGTCTCATCTGTTCTTGGCCCTGAGCCGGGGCAGGAACCGCTTACCACAGATATCCTGTTTGGTATTCAGCTGTTTCTTTGTTCCTGACCTTGATCTGAACTTTTCTATTCTCAGTTATGTATTTTTCCATGCCTTGCAAAGTGGCGTTACTTAAGCTAGCTTGCCACCTACGGGTGGGGTCTTTCATTTAATGAAAGACCCCCGTCGTGGGTAGTCAATCACTCAGAGGAGACCCTCCCAAGGAACAGCGAGACCACGATTCGGATGCAAACAGCAAGAGGCTTTATTGGGAATACGGGTACCCGGGCGACGCAGTCTATCGGAAGACTGGCGCGCCGAGTGAGGGGTTGTGGGCTCTTTTATTGAGCTCGGAGAGCGGAAGCGCGCGAACAGAAGCGAGAAGCGAACTGATTGGTTAGTTCAAATAAGGTACAGGGTCATTTTCAGGTCCTTGGGGCACCCTGGAAACATCTGATGATTCACTAGAAACTGCTGAGGGCTGGACCGCATCTGGGGACCATCTGTTCTTGGCCCCGAGCCGGGGCAGGAACTGCTTACCACAGATATCCTGTTTGGCCCATCACTCAGCTGTCTCATCTGTTCTTGGCCCTGAGCCGGGGCAGGAACCGCTTACCACAGATATCCTGTTTGGTATTCAGCTGTTTCTTTGTTCCTGACCTTGATCTGAACTTTTCTATTCTCAGTTATGTATTTTTCCATGCCTTGCAAAGTGGCGTTACTTAAGCTAGCTTGCCACCTACGGGTGGGGTCTTTCATTCCCCCCTTTTTCTGGAGACTAAATAAAATCTTTTATTTTAACTATGGCTCGTACTCTATAGGCTTCAGCTGGTGATATTGTTGAGTCAAAGCTAGAGCCTGGACCACTGATATCCTGTCTTTAACAAATTGGACTAATCGATTAAGAATGCAGGGTCCGAAGAGCAAAATCATTAGGAGTACAATAAGGGGTCCCATAAAAAATAAACAGAAACAAAAGCTTATCTCTACACTGGCTCGATGGAGTCAGCCTAGTGTCCCTCGGAAAGCCTTGAGGTCCCTTTGGAGCAGTTCTGCACTCGGCCTCTGCAGGCCGCGGGCCTCCCAGCAGCTCTGGATGATGTTCTGCAGTGCCTTTCCAGTCAGGGAGGCGGTGAACACCGCTCCTGCCAGTGAGGGACGCAGATTGTAGGCTACCACTGCATACTGCACGTACTGAGGTTCGCCGGAGTAAGGCACCTCTCTGGTAGTCATCTGCCACAGGGTGATTCCAAAAGAGTAGATGTCAGCTTTGGGCGTGGCAATCTCTCCTTTTAGGATCTCCGGAGCTTGGTGCGTGTACGTGCCCCCTATGTGGGGAGGGGACGCCTGCCGGCCCCGCAGAACCTGCAGCTTCTGGGAGCAGCCGAAGTCACTGATCTTACAAACGTCCTGCTCACTAATCAAAATGTTCGCTGGCTTCAGGTCCAAGTGCAAAATGCTTTGTGAGTGGAGAAAAAGCAGGCCGTTAACAACATCTAGGGAATACTTGAGGCACTTCCCCAAACTTAGTTGTTTTCTGCAGCTGAGAGGCTCCGGTGAGCGGGTGGCATCGTAGATGACTTGGTGTAGAGTCACGTTGCCCCCAAACTCCATGATTATGGTACCTAGGCTGTTGGAGTCTTCGGGCGTGCGCGTGCTGGCAGCCACAACCCGAACTATGTTGTCGTGGCGTAGTCCTGCAATGTTCAGTTCAGCCCAGAAACTCCGCTGGGATGCACGTAGGTCCTCGGTGCACTTGTTTACTTGCTTGATGGCCACAGGAACACCGTGGTAAGTGGCTTTGTACACCGAGCCAAACCCTCCAGAGCCCAGCCTATGCATCAGACATACCTGTTCCCAGTCTATGGAGAACCAGGCCAGCCGGCGTGGCAGTCCGGGAGCCCGAGGAGGAGTGGTCCCCAGGAAGAGCTTCCCTGCCTTCCTCGGGGCCACCAAAGGAATGCTGCAGGACCGCGAGTCTACCGATGGCGACAGCTCACGAGGGAGGTAGCGACACAGGCTTAGAGGCGAAGGCATTACACCCTCAGATGGGACAGTCACATGAGACACTAGGGAGAAATGATTAGGAACAGCCAGGGAAGTTTGGGAGCATGGCGTTGAATGCGCCATGTCAGTCTAGAGGATGGTCCAGTTGTTCTTGGTAGGCTGCCGCCAGAGGTCTCCAGACTTCGTGCTGGACTAAGTAGAGAGCCTGTATGTGAGCTTGGAGAGAGGGGCTGTTAGTAACTCTTGTCATGTCAGGGTCAGGGAAGTTTACAAGGGGCGGGGGTGCCCCACATAAGATCTCATATGGGGTGAGGCCATGGGGGCCCGGCGTGTTGCGGGCTCGATACAGGGCTAAGGGGAGTAGGAGCACCCAGTCCCTAGAGCCAGTTGCAAGCGTTAATTTAGTTAAAGTCTCCTTGATGGTTCTATTTATTCTTTCTACCTGGCCTGAGCTTTGGGGTCTGTATGCACAATGTAATTTCCAATCAATCCCCAACAGATCGGCCACTGTCTGACTCACCTTGGAGACGAAGGCAGGCCCATTGTCAGTTCCCAATACCTGAAGCATGCCGAACCTGGGGAAGATTTACGACCTTGGCGGTTTTTTTTCTTGGTTGGGAAGGCTTCTCGGTCTCGGTGGTCACCGCAGCTCCCGCCTTACGCTGTCCCTCTTGTAAAAGACTGCTTCCATCCGTGTACCAGGTGTGGTCGGCGTCTGGGAGCGGCTGGTCCGTTAGGTCGGGTCGGGTTCCATGAGCTTCGGCCAGGATATCAAGGCAGTTGTGTTGCAGCCCTTTCTCAGGCAGTGGGAGCAGCGTAGCCGGGTTCAGGGCTACCACCGGTCTGAACTGGACCCGGTCCGTGTCCAAAAGCAAGGCCTGATAGTGAGTCATCCGGGCGTTGGAAAGCCAGCGGTCGGGGGGTTGTTTGACTAGTGCCTCTACTGCATGGGGGGCCAGAATGACTAGTGGCTGTCCCATGGTTAGCTTGCCTGCATCCTTTGTCAGTACGGCAATGGCTGCTACCATCCGTAGGCAAGGGGGTCACCCAGCTGCTACTGGGTCTAGCTGTTTGGACAGGTAGGCCACCGGCCGACGCCAAGGTCCCAGTTTTTGCGTTAGGACACCTTTGGCGTAGCCCTGCTTCTCGTCGACAAAGAGTTCAAAGGGCTTAGTCAAATCTGGCAACCCCAGGGCTGGGGCAGTTAGAAGAACTTGCTTGATTTCTTGATAGGCCTTTTGTTGGTCTGGGCCCCAGTATCTACCAGGAAGGTGACGGGTTGCCCCCCGACTTTGAGGGTTATCCTGGGTTCAGGGGGGGGCTCCTGACCCTGACCTCCCTAGTCATCTAGGGTCAGGAGGGAGGTCTGGGGTCTTGGTCCCCGAGGTCCTCGTGGTCTCTTGGGACAATCTTTAGCCCAGTGCCCTTGTTCTTCGCAGTAGGTACACTGGTCGCAGTCGAGTTGGGACCTCCTTCGTTCTCCTTCCTGTCTATCCTGTCTCTGTCCACTAACGACAGTGGCCAATAGCCTGCTCATCTCTCTATGTCTCCTACGATCTCTTTCTTTCTCTTTCTGCTCATCCTCTGTCCTACGGCGTTCTTCCTTTTCCTCTCTTTCTCTCCTGATACGTTCCTCTCTTTCTTCCGGGGTTTCTCGTTTATTAAAGATCCTTTCTGCCTCTCTAACCAAATCTCCAAGCGTCTTGTTTCTCAAATCTTCTAACCTCTCTAACTTTCTCCCAATGTCTGGGGCAGACTGCCAAATGAAAGACATAGACACATTAGTTTCTTGCCCTGGGTCCTCAGGGTCATAAGGAGTGTACCTGCGATAGGCTTCCTTAAGTCTCTCTAGGAAGGCCGAGGGAGACTCATTGGGCCCTTGTGTTATTCCTTTTACCTTGGCCAAATTGGTGGGGCTTCTGCCCGCGTTTTGGAGACCCGCTATGAGCAACTGGCGATAGTGGACTAGGTGGTTCCTACCTGCCTGGGTGGTGTACTCCCAGTCTGGGCGCTCGAGGGGAAAAGCGGCATCGACTTCATTGGGCAGTTGAGTGGGGCGCCCATCATCGCCCCGCACCGCCTTTCTAGCCTCTAAGAGCACCCGTTGTTTTTCTTCCCCGGTCAGCAGAGTCCCCAACAGCTGCTGACAGTCGTCCCAGGTGGGCTGATGGGTGATGAGGACAGACTCGATCAGAGCTGTCAGTTTACCTGGATCTTCAGAAAAAGAAGGGTTATTATTTTTCCAGTTGTAAAGGTCAGAAGAGGAGAACGGCCAGTATTGAAGCTGTCCGTTTCCTCCTGTGCGGAGGGGGAATGCCTGCGAGGTAGTGGAGTCGGCCACAGGGGGCTCCCGTCTCCCACGCAGGCGAGATGCCATTGGGGAGGGGTCCGGTGCCTCTCCCGCAGGGGTCGCTTCTCCACTATCTCCGTCCCTGTCGGAAGGGGGTGGTCTTGGGTCCCTATAAGGCGGGGGGTCTTCTGTAAGTAGGTCGATGAGCGGCCCCCCACTGTCAGAAAGAACTTGAGGTTTAGGTTTGGCGCCCAAAGAAGGAGTGAGGGCTGGATAAAGGGAGGATTGAGGCGGGGTCGAAAGAGGAGGTTCAAGGGGGAGAGACGGCGCGGATGGAAGAAGAGGAGGCGGAGGCTTAGGGTGTACAAAGGGCTTGACCCAGGGAGGGGGGTCAAAAGCCAAGGCTTCCCAGGTCACGATGTAGGGGACCTGGTCTGGGTGTCCATGCGGGCCAGGTGAAAAGACCTTGATCTTAACCTGGGTGATGAGGTCTCGGTTAAAGGTGCCGTCTCGCGGCCATCCGACGTTAAAGGTTGGCCATTCTGCAGAGCAGAAGGTAACCCAACGTCTCTTCTTGACATCTACCGACTGGTTGTGAGCGAGCCGCTCGACATCTTTCCAGTGATCTAAGGTCAAACTTAAGGGAGTGGTAACAGTCTGGCCCATATTTTCAGACAAATACAGAAACACAGTCAGACAGAGACAACACAGAACGATGCTGCAGCAGACAAGACGCGCGGCTTCGGTTCCAAACCGAAAGCAAAAATTCAGACGGAGGCGGGAACTGTTTTAGGTTCTCGTCTCCTACCAGAACCACATATCCTGACGGGGTCGGATTCCACATCGACTCCCTTCCTCAGGTCGGGCCACAAAAACGGCCCCCAAAGTCCCTGGGACGTCTCCCAGGGTTGCGGCCGGGTGTTCAGAACTCGTCAGTTCCACCACGGGTCCGCCAGATACAGAGCTAGTTAGCTAACTAGTACAGACGCAGGCGCATAACATCAAACATAGACACTAGACAATCGGACAGACACAGATAAGTTGCTGGCCAGCTTACCTCCCGGTGGTGGGTCGGTGGTCCCTGGGCAGGGGTCTCCAAATCCCGGACGAGCCCCCAAATGAAAGACCCCCGTCGTGGGTAGTCAATCACTCAGAGGAGACCCTCCCAAGGAACAGCGAGACCACGATTCGGATGCAAACAGCAAGAGGCTTTATTGGGAAT